TGTTATCCGTAAGCGTCAGACTCATCAGGCGCGAATCCAGTACGGTTGTGACATCCTTGCCTTCAATAATGACGCTGAAACCCGGCGTTTTACTGTTCAGGCTCGTGAGATCAGAGGTGAAATTCACTGCAGTAACCCTCCCACCGTATTTTTAATATTCCCTATCGCAGAGGTGGCGGTGCCCTGCAAATTGCTGAGCTGATCGCTGAGGCTGCCGAACATATCAGACAACGACTCATCCACCCGTTTCAGCGTCAGCGTGAATTCAATACGCCGCGGCATCCCGCTTTCAAAAAATTCAGTTTTGGTCTGACTCAGGCTCTCGATCACAAACATGCCGTAAATCGTCCCGCTCCCCTCAATCAAAGGCCACGATTTACCCAGCTCCGCCATCTGCTCAAGGGCCAGCAATGACAGCCTGCCGCCGGTGATTTCCGGTAGCAGGACGCCGGACAGCGTCAACGAATCGTTATCTGGCCCAAGAAACTGTGTAGACGGGCGCCGGTTTACCCGGCTGTTAGTGGCATGCCGCCAGCTGCGCTGATACTGCAGCTCCTGATACGGCACGGTGCGCAGCATGAATACGTACAACCCCAGCACCATCATCATGATTCATACCCCCCTCGATCACTGAAATTACTGCGCGCTTTTGCCCTGGCCCTGTGCTCACGCTCATCAAGCTGCCGCGCCACTTCGCGGGCAATATCCTGTGCGCTCTGCCCCGGCTGGGCGGTGATATGAATAGGCGCGTTAATTTCATAACGAATTGCCTGCGGCGCACTGGCGGATTTAGCTGACTGGCTTTGTTTGTACTCTATAGCTGGCAGGCTATATGGATGCATCGGCGAGGCTTCAGCAGGAGCCGCTGCCACCCCCATGACGCCCGCAACAACGGAAGCCAGCGCAGCAGTCCGGCGCCTGCTAGTAACATTAGCCGGACCGTTCACAATCTCCGGGCCATTCTCCCCGACAATGCCAAACTGACCGCGTGGAATAACGCCTCCGCTGTCATACAGCCCTGCAAACGGAACAGAAGCAGCTGCGGCTCCGCCAACAACCTGGACCTGAGTATTACCCGGCGCTTTATTTTTCCCTGTCATCCAGTCAGGCAGATAATCGGTAACGGAAGCCAGTTTGCTCTTGAGCGCTTCCCACTTCGCATCGATACCATTCAGGATGTTGTCAATGATGGCGCTGCCCATATTCTTGAATTTAGCCGGTAGCGCACCGACATCTGAAATAATGGCATTCCACTTGTCACTGATAGTCTTCCTGACGCTGGCCCACGCCTCAGACACACCGGCTTTAATAGTTTCCCAGTTTTTTGCTATAAGGCCCGGAAGTGTGTAATTGAAAAACAGGTATTTAATACTTTCCCAGGCATAGCTTACGGCCTGTTTAATCCATTCCCACGCCGCCGTGGTGGCAGCGCAAACCTCATCCCAAATGGCTTTAAACTTCGGCCCAAGCGTATCCCAGTTTTGCCAGATGTAAATCGCTCCTGCGGCTATCAGAGCAATAACGGCCAGTATGGGATTGGCAAACATCAGGCGACCCAGCCACAATATCCCGCTACCTACCCCCTTTAGGGCTTTGGTGATAAGCCCAAAGGCACCACCGCCTTTGATACCCAGAATAGAAAACTGCAGGCGCATCAGCGCCAGCGGGCCAAGCACAACCGACACTGCCAGCATGACCGTACCCAGAACCCCTGTAATCGCCGCCAGTGCCGCCATTACTTTCAGCAATGAGCCAGCCAGCTTCGGATTTTCCTCCACCCAGCGGCGCAGCGTCCCCGTGACCTTTTTCACGTAATTCATGATATCCATCAGCGGCTGGCGCAGGGTTTCACCCAGGCTACTGAACGCGTTCTGCGCGCCCGTCTTTACCAGCAACCACTGCGCGGAAAGTGAATCCTTATTGATATCGGATTCTTTCTGCATGGAGCCGTTAGCCTCAGAGCCTGAGGTGAGTTTCAGCTGTCGCTGCAGCTCCGGCAGGTTGTTTGCAAGCTTCGCCGCATCATCGCCAAACTCCTTGCCAAATATCATCGTCATGGCGGACAGACGTTTATCCTGCGGCAGCTTGTTGACCTTCTCCAGCACGCGCTGAATAGTCCCCATTGCGTCCTTTGTCATCTGCTTTTCAATCTCTTCTGGATTGAGTTTCAGCAGATCCATACCTTCCATAAACCGCTTGCTCTGCATGGTCGCAATCGACAGTTCGCGCACCATGGCATTCGATGCACTGGCAGCAATTTCTGGCGCAGCGCCAAGAGACAGGAACGTTGAACCCAGCGCGGCCGCCTTGCGGAAATCAAGCCTGTCAGCCACGCCCCCCATACGCTGCAGCACGTTGATAATATCGCCACCTTTTGACATGGCGTTATCGTCCAGGTAGTTCAGGGCATCGCCAAGCTGTTCAATATTTCGGGTCGGCACTTTATACAGCTGTGCGATTTTACCCAGACCTTCCGCCAGCTCATCAGCGGGCAGTTCAAAGGCGGTTGCGGCTTTTGCTGCCGTGGATGCAAAAGCCAGCAGGTCACGCTTCTGGTCTTCGTAAGGATCATTCTGATTTGTTACCCCCATACGCGCGCCACCTTCAACCAGTGCGGCATAGTCAATAGCGCCATTCTCCATCGGCAACTGCTCACTGGCGGCCTTGATGGCATCCTGCATGTCGTAATACTGTTTTGTCCGGTTGCCGTTGTCGTCCCGCAGACCGTTCACCTGCTTTGCCACCCCTTTCATGGCATCTTCCATGCTGGCATAGCTTTTCACGGCGGCCATGACCGGCGCCCCCATCGCCAACCCGGCTGCAGAGGTAGTTGCTCCGGCGCCCGCAATACGATCCCTCACCTCAAGGCGGCGGGAATACTGATCGCGGACAGCATGCATTCGCGCCTGTTGCGCGCCAAGACGTTTAAGAGATTTTTGCTGACGGTCCAGAGCCTGCCGGGTTTCGTCGGCGTTCTGCCGCAGCTCCCGCTGCGCACTACTCAGCTTTTTGGTGTCCAGCCCGGCCTCATTGAGCGCAAGACGCTGACGCTGCACAGACTGACGCAGACCGTTGTATTTGCTCTGCAGCTCGTTAACGCGGTTTTTTGCCTGCTCAAGCAGACGTGCCTGCGCCGCCGTCGGGCGGTTAGTGGCCGAGAACTGCGTGGCAAGCTTCGCCGCTTCTTCGCGTGCGGCTTTAAGACTGTTTCCGGTGACGGCCAGCTGCGCGCTTGCCTTGCGGAAACCGTCGATACGGCCCGCCTGGGCGTCCAGTTCTTTTAATCTTGCNCGGCTTTGCTGAATGGCGGTAGCCAGCTCTTTAGAACTGGCCTGCGCTGATCGGAATGGGCGGGTGAGNTTATCAACCGCATTTAGAATTACCTGCAAACGCAGGTTNGTGTCACTCATCGCTGGCCCCGCTTCTCTGAATCGCTTTATGCCGCCACTCCAGCACTTCNGTCAGCGGCATAACGTCAGTGACGGACGGCGGCCAGTGAAAAATGGTGGCGATATCAGCCACCAGGTCTTCNACCGTCAGGCTGTCGGCAAACCGGCAAGCACCGATTTCTTCAACAAAAAAGTGACCACCTCAACCGAAAGCGCGGTGAGATCGGCAGGGTCCAGCTCTGCCATTTCCTGTGCNGTCAGCGCCGGGGTGGAAATGCGGGGAATAATCGTCATCATCGCGCCGACGTCCATATCCATNATCGCCTGCAGACGGGTGCCACGCAGCGCGCCGGACTGCGGCTTACGCAGNACAATTTCGGTAATTTCGGTTTTACCGCGCTTGATTGGNGTATCCAGCTGTACGGTTTTTTCAGTCAGTTGTTCGCTCATCGTCATATCCTGTTATTAAGGTACTGGCGCGGCGGCCCGCGCGTTTAAAGTAGATCAGAGGCCCAGGGCGTTGCGGTGCTCTTCCATCAGGTCCACGCCATCAACGATTTCAATCATGTTGATCACATCAACCTCATAGAGCACCTCGCCGTTGATGGTCAGCTTCGCGTAACTGTTGGTGCTGCTGACTTTTGTGGTGTTGCTCTCGCCGGTTTTCCATTCGCCGGAATCGACTTCTTTATGTCGCCCGCGCACAACCAGCTCAAGCGCCTGCACTTCGCCGGTATCGTCACGCTGAATGGAGCCGGTGAAACGCAGCTGGATGCCGTCAACCGTGGCTTTACCCATCTGCTTGAATAACAGCAGCTCGGTGCCACCGATTGAAAATTCCGTGTCCAGCGCGCCATCATCCAGCCCCAGATCAACATCCGCCGAACCGGGCATTCCGCCTCCGCGATACTTTTCAAACTTGCGGCCGAATTTAGGCAGGGTCAGAGATTCAACGATCCCCTGATAGTTGTTCCCGTCGTTAAACAGGTTCAGGTGTTTTAACTTGCGTGGTAA